AAGTCCATTGAGGCTTTTGATGTTGTGTTGGATTTCCAGGAAGACAACTACAATCTTGGAACGGCTATCACCTACCTCCTACGAGCTGGTAAGAAACCCAACAATCCAATCACCCAAGACATCAAGAAAGCCATTGCTCACCTTCAGCGTGAGTTAGAACACCAAACCCACAAGTCCGCTAACCACCTTGAATACTTTGAGTTCCATAATGCATCAGCAAAACACAAATCCGATGGAATGGCATTACTATACCAACAAGTCAACGAAAAGGAAGATTGACAATCTCCTTCACTCTGCTGCGATGTTGTTCGCTAACTGTGAACCAACATACGAAGCACGACAAGAGGCTCTAAAAAAAGAGCAAGAATACCTATCTCAAATCTATGACCTTGATCCCCACTTCGCTGAACGCTGTGGATATAAGCGTTGAGATAGGCAAAGTCCCAAGCCTAAACGCCTTCTATGCAAGTAAGCATTGGGCGATCAGGAAAAAGGCAAAGGACAAGTTCAAAGCCGAAGTGCTTGAGCAGTTAGATCAGTACGACAAGTTTGAGTTTAAGAGCGTAGCCGTTCGCCTGGAAACAAATCTTGGCTACGACATTGACAATTGCATTATGGCAGTCAAGTTCTCAATGGACGCCCTCAAGGAGTGGGGAGGCGTAAAGGATGACACAAAGGTCTACTTCCCCAAGCTTACCATCATCTACAATCCCGAACTTGAGAAGAACACCTCAAAAATTTTTTTCACGGGAGATTTGCTAGATTAAAAATTTCAACATAGTTTCGTTGAAGAATCAAATCAACACACTATGATTTACAATCTCTCCCCCCAATCCTACGAGTCCATCATTGAGATGCAAGAGGCTCGTATTGAAGCAATGCAAAAGCGCATTGATGCCCTTGAGGCAGTAAGCAATCCCGTATTGAAAGCGGAGTTAGAAACGCAAGACTTCATCTTTAACAAATTGTTACGATGAACGACAAAGCGTATATTAGCGACAATGCCTACATTAGTTGGCTTGAGGAACGAGTGGTTCGCTTGGAATGCGAATTAGCAGAAGCCAAAAAGACCTACGAACAACACATTCTCAACAACATCGCCTTTTTAAATAATTTAACCCAATCCCTTAAAAATGCCTAAAATAGTAAGCCTACAAGACACGGGGCGTATGTGGAAGGAATTTCACATCCTAAACATCGCTTTTGATAACAACGATAGCGGTGATGTTCTCGCCAAATCAACCTCTCCCTCCTACAAGGTGGGTGATGAGGTACAGTACACCAAGAATGAGCGTGGCGGTATCAAGATTCAGCGTGATCAGAGCAACTTTTCCAATTCATCAACCTCTAACTACACTCCAAAGGTGAAGCAAGACAATTCAGAACAAATCGCTCGTAGCGTAGTGTTCAAAGGAGCTATTGACCTCGTTGCAAGTGGCAAACTCCAAGTAACGGATATCCCCTCTTTTGTGGACAAGTACCTTCCCGTAGTCACGGGCGCACAAGCGCAGGGTGCATCCTACGCCACCCACTTCCAAGAAAGTTCACCATTCTAAAATCAAGCCCCACTTCGGTGGGGTTTTTTTCTTTCCTTTGTTTCTATGACTCACCCCTCCCTCATAAAGAACGGAGATGTCTTTGACTATCTCCAAAAAGCCCGTAAAGGTCAAATCCCCGAAGCCTCCAAGTTTGGTCATTCGGAGATAGATGACTATTTGCGCTTCAAGCGAGGGAACTTTATCGTGGTCACGGGTCACGCCAATGTCGGCAAGACCCACACGATGCTCTACCTAATGCTCCTTCATACCCTTAACAACGGAACGAAGTGGCTGGTATACTCATCAGAGAACGATGTCAAGAGCATCCAACGCAAATTGATTGAGTTCTTGTGTGGGAAGCAAATCAACTACATTGATGATGTGCAGTTTGCAAGGAAATACGACTTTGTTCAAGGGCATTTTGCCTTTATTGATCCCGAACAACTGTACGATGTCTTCGGACTCCTGGAAACAATGGAGGAGATTTACGATGAGTTCCCCTTTGAGGGTGTCTTGATAGACCCATACAACTCCCTTACGATAAACCAAAAGCGTTTGGGTAAGGTATCCTCTCACGAATACCACTACGAAGCGACAAGCCATATACGAGTATTCTGCAAGAAGTTCAACGCCACCTTAATCCTCAACACTCACCCCGCCACCGAAGCCCTCCGCAAGGTGCATTTCAAGGGTCATCCATACGAAGGGCATCCAATTCCCCCAATGGCGAGTGATGTTGAGGGCGGTGGTAAGTTTGTAAACCGAGCGGATGAGTTTATGGTAGTGCATCGCTACACCCAACACGAAACGGATTGGATATTTACGGATATTCACATCCGCAAGGTCAAGGAACTTGAAACGGGAGGTAGACCAACTCCTTTAGACCAGCCGATCAGGATACAATCCATCAAGTACAATGTCGGTTACATCATCGGTTACAAAAATTTGATTACCTTACCCGAACCTAAACACCAAGAGGATGTTCCCTTCTGATCCTACCTTCAACGAGCTACACATCCGAGAGAAGCAAATGCTTCTTGGGGCTATCCTCATTTGGTTGAATGATTGCGCTCAATATGCAGAAAGCCATAACGAGCAAAATGATATCATCAACAAGATTATTGACCTTGTAGAGGTTGATAGAGTATTGAACTACTTCATAGATTATGAGCGTAGCGTGAATCGCTTCCTCAACGAAGCCCGATTGGAGAACGCCAAACTCAAATACGAGAACCAAGAGATGAAGCAAACCATTGAGAAACTCCAAAAAGCACTTGACAATGCAGCCGAGAACCTTTAGAAACTTCCAACCCAACGACCACATCCGCACCAAAAAGGGAGAGGTCTTTGAAATCACGGAACGCCTAACAGTCTTTTGCAAGGGATGTACTTGCGGTACTCCTTGCGATCAGTTCCAAGAGAAAACAATGCTCACCATCAAAAGCCAACGAGGTGTTTGGGAGATGAGCCTAAAAGAAATAAATACTAAATTTGTCAATAACGAGATTGATGAAGTAACATATATCAGAGGACAATGGAAATAGGAAAACTTGTTATCGCTGCCGATACCTTCTTTCAGGGAAACAACTCCCTCAACAACGAGCGCAAGAATGTCCTGGCGAGAGCAGCTTTTGCAAACGCTTTTAACAAGCACTTCAAGGTTGTAGATATCGCAAGTGTTCTTGGGCGTGATCACTCAAGCGTAGTACACTACAAAAAGACCCACAAGGGCAATATGATGTACGATGACTACAAGAAACTATTCAAACAAGCCGAATCGGTGCGTGAGAATATCTTGGGTGATGAGATAGATCAGCAACTCACCATCGGGGATATGCTCAACACCATCAACAAACTAAAGGTCAAGCTCTCTGAAAAAGAAAAAGAGGTGGAGAGCCTTTATATTTACAAGGAAAAGTTTTTTAAACTAAAAGAGTTGATATGACCTTTCGCATCTCACCCCTTGTCGGGATTATGTTCGGAATCAACTACCTTGATTGGGGTGAGGATGGATATGAGGAAATAGGACACCGCTATGAAATTCAAATCGCCATTGGCGTGTTTATTGTACAAATCATATCGTGATACTTGAGATACTATCCAAACGGCACGATGAGTGGATTCGGATGGCGATGTCCTTCGGGGCTGACCGAGATTCGGCTCAAGACCTTGTGCAGGATATGTACCTACGGATGTACAAGTATGTAGAGAATCCCGAACGGATTATGTATAACGAGGACGAGGTAAATACTTACTTCGTCTTTGTTGTTTTAAGAAACCTTTTCATATCCTCCCAAAAGTCAATGTCCTTTGATCAGTTAGAAGATATTGATGGAGAGATGGAAGAACCCAACTACGACTATGAAAACGCCTACAATCGCCTTTTAGATGAGTTGTGGGAGGAGGTTGAATCGTGGCATTGGTACGATACCAAGTTATTTAAACTGTACCACAACACGGATATGACCATCAAGAGGATCAGTGAAGAAACAAAAATAAGTGAGCGTTCAATTTGGAATACATTAGACAATGGAAGAAAAAGAATCCAAGCCAATCGCAAAGAAGCCTACGAAGCGTGGAAGACCTCGCAAAAGAAGTGAGGGGTTAGGCGATACTATTGAGAAGATTACTACCGCTACGGGGATCAAAGCCGTTGTTGATGCCTTCTCTGAAGCTACGGGAATAGATTGTGGGTGCGATGCCCGTAAGGAGAAACTCAATAAGTTGTTCCGCTACAAGAAGCCTGAATGCCTCACAAAGGACGAATACGAGTATTTGGGTGGTGTGATAAACAAACCCGTCATCAAAGCCGTAGAACAAACGGAAATCAATAAAATATACAACCGCATCTTCAAGGATAATGTCCAGCCAACCACTTGCGGTTCTTGCCTAAAGTCCCGCATCGTGGAACTAAAGGCGGTATACAACGCTTATGAGCAATAAGCAGAGGACATATAAC